AAAGACCGCCCGCACCGAGAGATTAGCCTTCTCAGCAATCGTCGCGGATGCAGGGTTGCATAGGCCCGTCTGCGCGTTGCGGCAGCGCCATAGGTAGGAGAGCACCCAGCCCTCTTGCGGGGTCAGCCCGAGGTCGAATAGCCAAGCCGGAATAAACGGCTCACGGCCAGCGCACACATCTGTTGAGTAGGTTGTTGTCACAAGCAAAAGGCCCGCCAAGTGCGTGCTTGACGGGCCATTGCTTGAACAACCCACCCGAGGATCAGTCGGGCGAAATAGTTTTCTCAGGCACGCACCTGATAACGAGACCTTACCATACAGACGGTTGACATCAAGCTTTAGATGTGGGATTTTGCCTTTAAGCGTGCAAGCCTCTGAAGACCAGCTAGATATGTTTGAAGAAAGTTCTAAGAAGGTGAAGGTTTTAAACGGGATCCCCGCCAAGAAAGTCGCCATCACCCTAGCGTCTCAGGTCACGCTTCCCTCGGTCAGCCAGCCATTTACGGCTGTTAGGGTGAGCCCAACCGAGACTTGGATCATCAACCATTGATTGCACCTTTAAGGCGTATTTTGTGGATTGGCCCTTTAAGGCGTACTGGGAATTAGGCCCGTGTCTCCAGATGTTGGCCCGCGTCTGCGGCGTGTCGGGTAGCCGGTGCCGCGCCACCCATCTGTCGGTGTAGAGGCAGAACAGGCGGAAGCTGCCATCAAGGGTGGATCGGTCCTTTAAGGAGGCTTGGTGCCCCCAGCTTTGAATGTCCTTAACCACGGCTGGCTGGATCTGAGCCGGGCCTACGGCGGACCCGTTGCGGGCGTTCAGGTCCCCGGCACTCTCCATTTGGACAATCGCGAGGAACAGGATCAGGAGTTGGGATTCGGTCATAAATGCGGGGGATTCACCCTTTAAGGCGGATTTGCCCTTTAAGGGGATTTGCGCTTTAAGGGGGGATTCGTCCTTTAAGGCGGTTTTCCCGAATAGGCCCGCGCCCGGCAAGCTCCTTCCCGGCGCAGGGGTACGTACAGGGCACTACGTAGGACTACGTAGGGGAAACACCCTAGCACCGTTTGGAATGAGGAAAACACCCCAGTCACGGATGTTGCTAAGGGAAACTACCTAGGCTCGGAGTTGGGGAAAATTCCCCAGTTTCGGAAATCGCCAGAAAGGGCGTTTGCTTGCGTTTATAGGGGCTTTGATGCGCTGAGGCCACCCTGACCCTCACCGCAGGCCGCGCACCCGTTAAAGGCGAACTGGTGGGGCTCGGTCGGCGCCCAGATCCCCGCACAGGGGCACGAAAAAGCCGCCCCGGTCAAAGGGCGGCTTGTGGTGGCGTCGGCTGGGTCAGCCCAGCAGGGCCAGCCCGAGCCCGTACAGCAGGCAGGCCGCGCAGACGAGCAGCCAGACGGCGGTGGTCACGAAGTCGCCCTTTTTCACCGGCTGACCTCCCCGGTGATGAAAGAGGCGTGCCGGGCCAGCCAGCGCGCCCGGTCGTGGTCCCCGATCTGGCGCCAGCCGCGCAGGGCGTCGGCCAGCCGCTTCCGGGTTCGGCTCCCGCCGCCGAAGGCCACCAGATCGCGGCAGGCTGCGCTTTCCAGATCCCGGCAGCGGTCAACGTGGGCCGTGCCCCAACGGTTCGTTGTGGTGCTCATCGCCGGGCCTCCTCTCTGAAGTCGGCCCATTGGCGGGCCAGCTCCTGACGCACGGCGAACCGCTCGTCCTCGGTCAGCTTGCGGTTCTCCCACTCCCACTCACGCAGGGCCGCAGCCTCATCGCCGCAGAAGTCCCGGGCCGTGAAAAGGGCGTCAACGGCACCCGCCAGCTCTGATGTGATTTCGTATTTCATCGGATCAGCGAAACCACCGCTTCGCCACGCCCACGCCCAGCGCATTCTTCGCCGTGCGGTACGCCTTCGCCAGCGTCGGCTGTTCCCAATGGGTCCGAAGGGCCAACGACAGCGCAGCACAGGCGGCGCGCCGATACTCGGTCGGCCAGTACTGGCCGGTTGTGTACTCCCAGCCCGTGCCGTTCCACGACAGGCGACCGCCGAACGCGATGCGCGCAGCGGAGGACAGCAGCTCAGGCCGGAACCCGGAGACGGAGGCCCGCCAGACGTACCAGATCATCGCCTCGGCGTCCCGCTTGTCCCGGGCGATCTCGCGGAGTTCGCGGCGGTAGCTGGCCGCGTCCCCGTAGTTGGCGAATTCGAGCCCGGGCCGCTGGCGGACGAAGCGGTGCAGGGTTTCGAGCATCTCGCCCAGCTTCTGGGCGTCTGTGTGTGTGGTGTGCATTGTGTGTGGTTGTGGGTTGTGGAGCCTGAAGGCTCCCCGAGGCCCCCGCAGCGCAGGAGCCAAGGGGAGCCGTCAGAACCCCGCCGCCTTCAGAGCCCGAGCGTCACCGCCGCAGGCAATCACCCGGTACAGGTCCGGCCTCCCCGGCCTGTTGTAGCAGGTCCGCCGTTCCATCACCCACGCGCCGCACTCGATGGCGGGCAGATCAGCGCGGGCTTCGGTCACGGTGTCGTGGGTGGAGATGTCGAGGGACTCGCCCTCGGCGTCGAAGAATCGGGTTTCAATCACGGTGTGCATCTGGATCAGCGGGCGTGGGCGGAGTAATGGGCGTCCACCACAGCGGCCAGAGCCGGGGTGTCGGTGAAGTCGCACACCAGTTCGCCCGGCCCGTTGCCGTACACGAGGAACAGGGCGACCTTGCGCCCGTCCTGATCGACGCAGCGCAGCGTTGCCTCATCGCAGGCCATCGCCTCCTCGACGAACAGGGTGCGGTTGTCGGCGTTCCACTTGGTCACGGTCTCCCCGTTGTCGATGGTCAGGGGCTGAAAGCCCGCCGTGATCAGGCGGTGAAGCAGGCTGCGGGTCTCGGTGTCGTAGCGGTCGGTGGTGGTCATCGTTGGATCTGGGTCTGTTGTTTCGTGGCTGCTGGCCTCGTCAGCGTGCGCGTGACGCACGGACACCCTTGCGGGTGTTTCGGCCTCTCAGAAGTGCGCCAGCCAAGCGTGGAAACGGCGGGTCTGCTCGTCCCGCATCGCGTCGTACGCCTCGCGGAGCTGCTCCCAACCCTGCCGCCCGCCGCACAGGGCAAAGGCGTCGTCGGCCATCAGTTGATCCCAGATGCGCTGGCAAGCGGCAAAGGAGGCGTCGTAAGCTGCCTTGGCGGCGTGACGGTCGGTGGTGGTGTCGGCGATGATGATCTCGGTGGTGGTCATTTGTTCTGTGGTTTCGTGTTTCGCTCGGCGGTGGTCGCCTCGCTTCCTGAGACGATGCAGAAGACAGGCCCACCGTCAACCACATTTTCGCGGAAATCTGCACCACCTGCCTAGATTCCCGAGCCCCGGCCACCAGATCCCGGCCACCCATCAGCCCACCTACAGGGTCCCGCAGGCCCATCAGATCAGCTTATGCTCCGCTTGCTCAGTATTAGGGGAAAATTCCCCAAAACGCAATAGACGCGAAATCTCGAGCCTATCTAGGCCACCACCCGCACAGGCACCCAAAACCCCGCAAAACGCAGGGAAACGGGTCAGGAAACGAAATGCAGCCAGCCTGCAAAACAGCCCCGGCCAACCGCCCAAGGGTCACAAATGGGAGCGTAAACCAGACCAGACCAGCCTGACAGGAAGGGACAGGTGACAGGCCAGACAGGGAGCCAGACAGGCGACAGCGGACAGCGAGACAGGGCAGGCAGGAAGGGCGCGGCGACAGGGCCGGTGCGACCCGTTCACCCCTTAACGGTGCGCCCGCCCGCGCAGGGTCCGGACCCCTCCCATCTGTGACTAGAGTGTTTCCCTCATCCCATCCGTGACTGGGGTAAATCCCTCAGTAACATTTGTGACTAGGGTGTTACCCCTAGGGGGGGGAGGGGGTCGCGAGGGGGGGTGGTGGGTAAATTGGGATTGCTCCACTAAGCCCTTTTAAAAAATTCCCAATATGTCCCTAAAAGCCGCCCTATGCGATTAGGCTTGATCCGCCCCCTTGGGGCGTACCAGCATAGCCCTATGACCAAAGAACGCGCTAAACGGGCTAGAAAGCCTGTTAGTGAGATGGCGGTGGAGATTGCTAAGTTTGGGGAGGCTGAGGGGAACTTCTTGGAAAGGCGTGACCCAGCTAAGGCCGTCAAGGCTTTGGAGATGTTGGCGGAGGGGTGCTCCTTTGGGAAGATCAGGGAGGAGCTGGGGATGAAGTGGGAGACGATTAGTCGGCTTAAGGCCCGGCATCAGATGGTGTTGGAGGATAGGCGGCGGGAGTTGGCGCAGGATGCGCTGGAGATTGCGGAGGGTCTGAGGCTCTTGCAGAAGGAGAAGATGCGGCAGTTGGCGGAAGACCCTGAGCAGTTGGCGCGGACCAACATCCGGGATCTGGCTATTCCTTGGGGCATCAGTATGGACAAGTATATGGCCGTGATTGGCGAGAACAAGGTCGTCGTCGAGCACAAGGCCGCCGCTCCGAGTCTTGAAGATGCTATGAAGGCTATTGCAGAAGCCCGAGCCAAGCTGCAACAGTCTTCCATTGACATACCTGCCGTTTCCGTAGAACCAAAGCCCGTTGAGCCAGCAAAAGATTAAACGCGGTACGCAAAGGGCGGACGGCCTTTTCTTCATCTGCTACCAGAAGAGTGGGGCAGAGTACTGGGCTACTGCTGACGTTTTGGAGAAGTGCCGACTTTCAGCGCAGGCTTGGAAGGCTAAGAACAAGGAGCGGATGCTTGAGAAGCAAAGGCAGTACCAGCGAGCTAATCGAGAGGTTCTCAACGAGAAGCGCAGGATTAAGTTCAAGGAAAACCCAGAGCTCTATCGGGCGTATATAGAATCACAGCGAGAGAACTTCCGAAGGAACAAGCGGGCTTACTATCGGAGAAAGCCTTGGGTTAAGTGCGCGGAGCAGGCTGTCCGCCGATCCAAGATGCAGATCGATAAGGCTGATCTTGAGGTCATTAAGGAGATTTACGAGTGCTGTGCCCGCATCAGCAAGTGCACCGGAGTGCCTCACCACGTAGACCACATTGTGCCGTTAGCCCTAGGCGGACGCCACGAACCAAGCAATCTGCAAGTCCTTCCTGCCGTATTGAATATGCGTAAGGGCTACAAAATGCCCGTGGAGGCGTGTTGAAAATACTAGGGGGTTTTTTCAACATCCAGAAAATGGAAACTAGGCTTTCCTTTAATGGCGATTCCCGGCATTAAAGAAAACGAGGCTTTCCTTTAACAATGGCCTTAGTCTGGGAACCGCACGAAGTTCTAAAGCCGCCGACTGACGAGGAGTTGGCGGCGATGGAGCCGCAGGATGTCCTGAAGCTCCACGAGCTTTACCACTCGGCTATCTCCAATAGCAGGCGTGACCCCTATCGGTACGGGTGGAAGCTGCCCCATTGGCGGGATGCCGAGGAACTGCTCCAGACCCACGCAGAATTGCTAGTAAGTGGCGGAAATCGTTCTGGCAAAACAAGTTGGGCAGCACACGCCGTAGTTAAATCTGCGGTGGAGAACCCCGGCTCCGTCATTATGTGCTTTGCCCAGAATGCGGATGTGTCGATTCGTCAGCAGCAGTCTGCGGTGTATGACGCTCTGCCGGAAGAGTTTAAGGTGAAGGTCTTAGGTACGGAGGAGAACGTGTCCTACACCCGGAAGAACGGGTTCTCCAAGTCCAGCCTCATCCTCCCTGTCAGCAAGAGTTCCATCATCTTTAAGACGTATGCTCAATTCCTTAACAACGACACAATCCTTGAGGGTGCTGAGTTGGGGTGCCGGAATCCTAGCTGGATCAACATTGGCGCTTGGTGCGATGAATACCTCATCGGACCGCAGCTCCTTAGCACTCTTCGTTTCCGCCTTGCTACTCGCAACAGCAAGCTGGTCGTTACTTTTACACCTATCGACGGCTGGAACGAAGTTGTCCGAGACTACGTGCAAGGAGCGGAAAACGTGCGATCTAAGTCCGCCGAGCTTCTGGGTGGCCGGACAGTCCCATACATTCAGCGTTCAAGGAACCGGGATGCCGGGATCATCTACTTCCACAGTAGAGACAACCCCTTCGGTGGTTACGACCGTATCGCCAAAGACCTAGCCAATAGGCCAGAAGCGGAGATCCTGACCCGTGCGTATGGCATTGCTACAAAGTCCATCAGTACGAAGTTCCCCAACTTCAGCCGAGACCTGAACGTCGTAGCCCACGACTCGATTAACCTGAAGGGAACGACGAAGTATCTGATCCTCGACCCTGCTGGACGGAAGAACTGGTTTATGGCGTGGATTGCCGTGGACCAGTCGGATACGTGGTGGATTTATCGGGAATGGCCGGATGTGAATGTTGGGGAGTGGGCCAGATGGCACGGGGGTAAGTGGATTGGCGGAGAGGGGTCTAAGGGTCTGGGTTATGGCATCCGCGATTACGTCGATCTGATCACCGGGATGGAGTCGGATACGAACGACTCAATCTTTGAACGACTGATCGATCCTCGGCTAGGTGCAGCCAAATATCAGACGCAAACCGGCGTATCGTCCGTTATGGCGGACCTTGAGGATGCGGGGCTAGTATTCCTCCCAGCCCCCGGCTTGGACATCGAGGATGGGTTGCAGGCCATCCAGACAAAGCTTTCGTACAACAAGAAGGCTCCGGTGGATTCCCTGAATCGGCCTCATCTCTACATCTCAGACCGCTGCGAGAACATCATCCAAGCCTTTCAGGAGTACACGGCGGATGGTGGGCAGGACGAGGCGTGGAAAGACCCCATCGACTGCATTCGCTATGCGGCGGTGGCGGGGATACGCTTTATCGACCCCAACTCACTTCGAACCATTAAACCGACTGGAAGGGCCTACTGATGATCGCATTCAATGACCTATGTACGGAGCTTGGCATCACCAAGTTCCAATTAGCCAAGCTGAGGGATGAGCGTCTGGCAGAAGGAGAGTATCTGACCGTGGAGGGCCGGAAGTTCTTTACGGAGGAGGGAGCTGAGAAGCTGCGACTAGCTGTGGCTGTCCCCGAGGCTGTGCCAAAGCGTCTCCAGATGCGGGTGATTCGCCGCGCTCCGAATCCGCATTGGGTTTATTGCCTAATGGAGAAGGACAAGCCTTTGGTTCCCGTAGCCGTCCGACCCCGCGATTGTGATAAGCTGATTGGTAAACCGATCTATGTCGATGTCATCACCGACAAGAACGGAACCACCTACCGCTATGAAGCCCTCGGAAGGTGACATCACCCTAAACCCCGTATGGCAGGCCGAGCAGATGGACCGCCTGCTGGGGTTTGAGATTTTGACCCGTACC